CGGCTACGGCGGATCGTACGTTTAAGAAGTAATCGCCGTCGAATACTCCGTAATAAATAGCTCGTAACGGATATAAGAATATAAGACCGGCTACGGTTAGAAGTATAAATACCGCTATAAATCCTACGAAGAATCGATTTAGTTGATTTTTTTTAATAAAGTCTAGTAGATAAATGTTCATATTATTTTATTCTTTTTTCTAGGATCTTCTCTATAATCGCTCCGCCTCTAGCACCGTAACCGGTAGCTAAGATAGAGACGGCGATTACCCAAGAGACCTCTTTATCGAAAGCGAAGCTAACGAGAATATAGCCGAATAAGGCCACGATCGATAGTAGTTGTATAGCGGAGACGTTATTCTCCGGCTTCTTACTTCTTAGAGCGACGATAAATCCGATAATAAAACCGAAAGATAGACCGACGACTAAGCCGATAAAGAAGTTAGTACCTGTAATGTTGTCGACTAGCATACCTCTATGTTATCACTTTTATTAACTAAATCTTAGAGCTGAGTTACTAAATGCCCCATAAAGAAGCTACCTCTAGCGTCTGCAATAACAGAACCGGTAGAGCTAAATCTGAACCAACCCTGTACGTAGTCTCCGGCTTCTAAGACTAGATAACCGTTTATCTCCGCCTGACCGCCGACTTTCATCATTATGGTATCTACCGAAGCGTCATTAACTCCGTTTATCGCAAATGTGGCCACTGGAGCTGATAACCCTGAATAGATACTAGCCGAGAAGAAGTAAACTCCGTCGACTGGTGCTGTGAATCTACCATTTGCCGGATTATAGCTACTACTCGGATCGTGATCTTCTACTTCGTATATATGAGCTTTATATACACCAGAAGTAAATGAGCCGGTTACTGAGTGTGCCTTAAAATAATACGGATTGTTTATTTTAGCCGGAGTAACCGTAGCAGTCGGAGCACCGAAAGGAGACATACCGCTACTATAAAAAGGAGTTGTTATAGCTTCATTTTCTAAAGTAGAATCGTCTAAAGCGAATAAAGTAAGTACCGTCGTAGCTACTGCGGATATTGCGTAGTATTTAGTACCACCTGTAGATTGAGTAAGTTTAATTAGCATACCGGCGGAATACTTAGTAGTAGCGTCGGACGGTACGGTAATAGTAGTAGCCGAAGCGTAAGTCCAAGTCTCTCCGGCGGCAGTCCAGCCGTATTCGGGTATTCCGAGAGCGTTAGCGATTGTAACCTTTTTAGCTATATTAGCGGAAGTGTCTAAAACTATAAGATAGTCGTCGCTCGCTAGCTGTGTTAGTTCGGTTAGTGATGATATTCTACCCATTTTATAATTCTCCTTATTTATTAGTATACATTAACTTGGCGTATCCGGTACGTTCGTAGTTTCGAGCGTATCTAGATTCCTCTTAATATCTTCGACTCGTTTATTAACTCTAGGTAAATTATACGTAAGAGTTAACGGCATTATATCCGGACCATAGTCTTTAGAGACCGACTGTACTACTACAGCGTCTACGAGAGAGCCGAAGCCTATAAATCCGTAGACCTCTCCGACTTTTACGTCTTCTAGGTAGAACGTACCGTCCGGCGTAATAGTAACGTCTCCGGCGTAGAGCGGATCTTTAAAGTTGCCGATCTCGGCGTTCGCTAGAATCGAAGCCGTATCGGTATCGGTTACTCGGTTATCCGATAGTCTTTTTAGACCTTTACGAGTAGTCGATCCGACGTTAGTAAAGTCTGTCTCTCTAACATATAGAGCCGGATCTCCGCCTCCGACGAAAGGTACGTCGTTTACTACTTGCTCGATAGTTTTAACGATCTTACCGTCTACTACGGTCTGTCCTTTACGAAGCCAACGATCCGGAGTAGAGGATTTTTCTCTAAGGTAGATCGTATCCGTACCGAAGTCGTAATAGAAGTACCAGTTAGACGGACAGAGTTCTAAGACTTTTTCGATCGCCTCTTTTATAGTCTGAGCCCTAAACGTATAGGATACGGTCGTAGAAGTATCGATAATAGATTCTGCGTCGTAGTTTATCGGATAACCCTTACCTTGAGCGAAGTCGACGATCTCCCTAAGAATATCGCTCGGATCGTAGCTATTAAACGGTACGGTAGTATCTTCTCCGGCTTCGAATAACTGGAACGCTATATCTCCCGAGGCTTGTAGTCCGGTATCGTTAGTATAGTAGTAAGCCGATCCTCCGGCGTAAGCGGAAGACTTATAGAAGTTAAGCGGATAAGTAGCGTTACCGCCGGTCTTAGCGTAGTTCGTCGTAAACTGGTAATAATACGAGGCGACCGGAAGCGTTACAGGAGCTTCGAACGCTACGTCTAGATACTCTACGGGTGTATTCCGGTTAACCGTACCGCTACCTCGTCCTAGGAGCGTACCAGGAGAAGCCGGAGTACCGCTATAGACTAGAACGTCGAACTCTATATCCATATACCAACCGGCGAACGGATAAAGCCTTACTTTAGAAAACGTCTTTTCGGCGGCAATACTAAAGGTCTGGTATAGAGCCGTATAATCCGTAGGACCACCGCCGTTTATACCGTAGAAGTCGCTCGTAGTAGTACCGTTATTTACGTAAACCGTATCGACGGTAGTAAGAGGCTCGTTAACTAGATCTTGAGAATAGGAACGGATCTCCGAAGTAATACCGCCTCCGTCTAGAGGTAGCTCCCAACGAGGGATATAGCCTCGGAAGATCGTACGTCCGAGAGGGTGGCCGTCTTCTACTAGGAACATCGAGCCGTCTTCGTTAAGGATCGGAGTATCGTCTTCGTTTAATAAAGGCTCGAACTGTCCGTATACCGAGTCTACGTCGACGTTTAAGTTAGTATCGAGATTAGTACCGTCTCCGAGAGAAGCGATCGAGCTAGTAGGTATTAAGAACGGAGAATCGCTCTCGTCGGTTAGTACGCTATCGTCTTCGTTTAATAGAGTATCTACCGAAGATTCGTAAGTTAGATCGTTACGAGCGAAGCTTAAAGGCATAGATCCGATAAGATTATTTATATCTTGCTTATAAGTAGGAATTACCGCCGGATCTTTCCAGTTACCTAAATAATCGCCGGAAGACGATCGAACTTTAAATCTAAATCTTTTCTGCGGAGCTTTTCGGTTAGGTGGATCGATAAATATACCGCCGTAAGAGCTAGCTCCGCCGTCGATCTCTATATCCCACGTATAGGTTAAGCGGACTCGAATAGTATCGAGCTTATAAGTCTGCGTACCGCCTCCGGTAGATTCCATACCTCCGTCGAGTTCTACCTCGATACCGTCGATTACGGCGTTATCCGGAATATTGTAGAGACCGGTAAAGCCGGATACGATTAAATAATAAGATTCTACTCCCTCGTAAGTAGGAGAATCGTACGTACCGGTAGCGATCGCTATACCGAACTTCTCTCCGTTAACTTGCGAACCGGCTATAGAAGCTTCTCCCCATAGATCGGCTACTCCGCCTTGAATAGCGAACGGAGAAGTATCCGTACCGGTAGCTTCGTTATTAGAAGTCTGAATAACGTCGTTAAAGACCAGATGAGCGTTAGATAAGTAAGCCGTCTCCGATCCGGCGTTAAAGAAGCTAAAAGTAGAATTAAAGCCGGATACAGTAAAGAGATCTTCGGTCTCTACCCACGCCGTAGTACCGACGCTATCGTCTTGAGCTACTCTCGTAGGTCGTAGCCAATCGGTAGTAAACTCCATACTAGACCTCTCCGATTACTATATCTCCCGACGCTATAGGTAGATCGTCGGTAGCGTTTAATTCGATAGGCAGATCGAACGCACCGAAGTAAAGTAGATTACCTCCGCTAGAAGCGTCTCTAATACCCCAATGAGTAACCGTAACCGCCGGCATACTAGAGAACGTCTCGGCGGTATCGGAAGTCTTAGATCCTCCGCTAGCGTTAGCGAAGCTTAGTTGTTGTCTAGCGTAAGATCCTCCGGAGACTTCTTTAGAAGTATCGTCGTCGACCGTTACGTTACCGGCGTAAAGAGCTAGGTATACGTTAGAGATACTCGGGAACGTCGCTTCTCCGAGTACAGCTTTAACTACTTCTTGTTTTAGATAAGTTGATTTTACAGCTATCATAATTCTATAACCACCTTTTATAGTAAGTCGCTAATATATCTACGTCGATAGTAGTGGCGTCGAAGCTAAACTCGAACGTACCACCGGTAGGAGACCATATCGGGAAGATTCCGTCTCCCTCTATTATCTCACTATTTTTATAAATAATCTCGTTAAAACTATCTATCGTAATAATATCTCCGGCTACTAGAATATCGGTTACGTCCATATACGTATTCTCGGAAGCGTTACCTATCGATAGAGTTACGTTAGAGTCGTCCGGATTAACCGAGTTAATAGTAATAATTATTAGAGGTTGAGCGAAGTAAGAACCGCCTCCGACGACCGGTATATTAGTAGCGGAAGTAATACCGCTCTCGTCTACTAGAGTAGTTTCGGTCTCGTCTTTACCGAACGGATTAGGAGCGACTAGGTTAAGGCTATAGACGGATCTCGATACGTCGGTATTACGCTTAGTGATCCCGATATTCTTTACGTTAACCGTCCAGACTCGAGTAGTACCTCTATAATCTCCCTTTAAAGTAAGACCTCTACGTATAGCGAACGCTTTAAGCTGATCTTCCGCTCCGTCGTATAGCTCCGAGGTAGGAGCTTGGATATAGCCGGTAAAGTTAATAGGCTTCGATCCGAATCGTTCGAATACGGCTTTAGCTCCGTCTTTACGAGCTAACTCGATTAAGTCTATATCTTTAGGAGGAGCGGAGAATATATCCGTATCGACGACGCTAAAATAGCCGTCCTGTAGATCTAGTCCGTCTATAGTAAATCCTCGTTTAGCCATTAGTCGGTACTCCTTGCTGTGCTAGTTCGCTCATTCTATTAAATCTATCCCAGAACGCATTAGAAGCCTCCGCCGTCTCGTTACGGATCTCTCCGTAGTTATTAAACGTCATTCCGCTACCGCCTCCGGCTGAACCGTCCGCTAGGCTTCTAAGGATATTCTTAGACTCTCGGTTAGAGAATACGTCCGATCCTCTAGGTAGAGAGACGATCTCTCCACCTCGACCGTTAATATCTCCTACAACCGCCGGACCACCGCCGAAGTTACGAGCACCCTTATAGAGAGTCGGCATAGACCAACCCTTACCGCCGATACCAGGAACCCAATCCGGAGCTTTAAAGGATAGCTTACCTACGGTACTATTCCAGAGATTCTTTATACCGTCGAACGCCGTAGTAAACGGCTTAGAGATGATACTACCGACGGTACTTAATCCTCCGCTAATAGAAGAACCGAAGCCGGAGAAGAAGCTCTTAACGCTATTCCAAACGTTCATTACCGTATTCTTAGCCGAAGTAAATACCGAGACGATCGTATTCTTAATACCGCCGAAGACGTTACGGATAACTCCCCATACGGCGGAAGCTCCGGCTTTAATGCCCTCCCATACCTTAGAGGCTATACCGCCGATTACTCCGAAGACCATAGCTAAGAAGTCTTTTATCGTCGTAAAGATAAAGACTATGTACTTCCAGTAGAGTAAGATCGGTATCTTTATTACGTTAAAGACGGCTACTACTACTCCGGCGATAAAGTTAAAGACGGTTACGACGGTATTACTAATAGCGGTAAATACGGCTATAGCGACCGTTTTAATGGTCTCCCAGTGAATCATTACTAATTTAGCGAATAAGAGGATCGGTAGAAGCATTATCGCTATAGAGACGATTACGATCGTTTTAATTACGTTAAATACGGTAGTTATTACTTCCTTAATTACGTTAAAGGTAGCGATCGCCGTATTCTTTATCGTATCCCAATGCGTAACGACGAGAGCGACTAACGCTCCGATAGGACCAAGCATTATAGTTATTAGAAGCTTCCAGTTACGTTTAATAAAGTCGAGAGCCGTACTAAACGCTCCGGAGATCTTATCGAACGCCTTAGTAACTCCGCTCTGGATACCCTCCCATAGACCTTTAAAGAAAGTCTTAATCTTATCCCAATTCTTTATAATTAAGAACGCTAGACCGGCTATAAGGAGGATTACGGCGATAACCGCTAGGACGACCGGATTCGCTCCGAGGAACGCAAAGGCCATACTTAGACCTCGGATTACGGTAATAAGGTTTCCTATTATCATTAAGAGTGGTCCAATAGCCGCAACTATACCGCCTACGATTAAAATAGCTTTCATCTGTCCGTCGGATAGGCTAGTAAACCAGTCTAGAACCTTAGAGCCTACGTCTAAGAGCTTTATAAATGCCGGAGCTAGTTTCTCTCCGAAGTCGGCGGATAACTGTTTAACTCGCTCTCCTGTCATTCTAGTTTGGTTAGCTATACCGTCGGAGGTACGCATAAAGTCGCCTTGAGCGTTCGTCGTAGAATCCATTACGAAGCCGTAACGAAGCTGTACCTTTTCGGCTTGCGACATTTCGGCGATAGTTTTAGTAATACCCTCTTTACGAGCGTACTCCTCTAGGTTAGTCTGAGTCATTACGATACCGAGACGTTTAAGCGATTCCGTCTCTCCGGTATATATAGCCGTAAGAGCGGTCTGCGACTGCTCGATCCCGATATTCTTAAAGGACGATAGATCCGCTCCGAGTTGTACTAGGTTACGAGACATCTTAGAAGCTTCGTCGGTAGTCTGCCCCATTCCAGTACCCATATCGCCGAATAAAGCGGCAGCGTCTAGAGCCGACTGTTGGGCTAATCCCATAGAGGTAATAGATCCCTCCGACCACTTCTTAACCTCGTCGGCGTTTTGTCCGAACGATACGTCTACCTTATTTATAGTTTCGTCGAGATCGGAGAACGCCTTAATAGCGAGTCCGGCACCGGCTAAAATAGGTAAAGTTAAGCGAGTAGACATCTTAGAGCCTACGTCTTTCATCTTACCGGCTACTTTATCGAGCTTCGCTCCCATACCCTCGAACCGTTTTTCGGTCTTAGATACTTGGCTATTAACTTCTTCGAACGCTTTATTCGCTTTGTTATGAGCCTCGATTAGTATTTTTAGTTTAGCTTCGTCTGTCATACTCTAATGATACCACTTTCTAAGACTTAGACGAGCTAGCTTTTTCGTAGTCGGCTTCCGTCTCGTATTTTATCTTTAATAGAGTAACGAACCAATTAGGTTGCGACGCATACTGTTGGTACGTCCAGCCCATTAACGAACAGATTAGGACTATTTGGAATCGTCCGTCGCTGATTCTACCTTGTCCTCGGTCGAGGATTTTGTAGTACTCGTCTCTGAGCTGTTCTCTTTTTTTTCGGGAATATCTCCGTTTACTACCTTATCTAACTGCTGTAGAACGTGGTCGTAGTCGGGTTTACGCATATTAAGAACGGTATTAACGAGATCGTTATTCTTACCGTCTACGGAGACTACGATAGCCTCTATAGAAGCGTTCTCTTGATCGGCTAACATAGAAGCACTTAATTTAGGAGCTAGCTTCTTACCGTCGCCGGTAGTACCTACTCCCTTAAACATTGCTCCGTCGATCTTCTGCGATTCTCGTCCGGTAATCCACGATCGTAGAATTACTACGTGCTTTTTTACCGGTGTTATAGTTTCGAACGTCTCTCGATCTTCCATTTATCTGGTCTCCTAATTATTTAAATTACTATCTCTATTCTAGTAGCTAGCCTCGGTGTTAGTCAAGCGAGCGGTTATTAACGCTCCGTCGGTTAGGTTATAGAGAGCTTCGAAGCTAAGAGTCTGTCGTAGAGGATCGTTAGAATCCCAACCTCGTTCGAACTCCTCGAATACTACTTCGTTAAGATCGAAGTAAAGTTGCGGATTATGGCTCGTACCTAGATCGGTATCGGGATCTGTCATATCGATTCTAATAGCTCGGTGCGTATTACCGAATACGTACGCTCGTTGCGTTTCGTCTTCGAAGTAAAGCTCGATCGAACCGGTTACGGCGATCTGCTTATTTATAATATCTTCCGGCTCGTTAGATCCTAGTACGAACTGGCTCTCGGCGTTCTTATTAACTTCCATATTAAAGCTAGTTACGTTAATACCGCTAGCTCCGGCTAGTCCGGACTGAGCAGACGCCATTTTAAATGTAATCTGACTAGGTATAAACTCTACTTCGTCGGTAAAGCTAGGAGCGTGAGTAGCGGATTCGCTTTTCTTAGTCATTACGCTAATAGTTCTCTTAACGTAGTCGTCTACGGCTACTTCTAGAGACCAAGTATTTATCATCGCAAAAGGGAAGCTAACTTCTTGGATAGCGTCTTCGTAAGCGATAGTTAAAGATTTATGATCGTTCGAGTTAAGTAGAGCGTAAGTATGATCGTATACGCCGGTAACTGCTCTCTGTACGGAAGTAGGCGATTGACCGAATAGAGCGACGAGTTCAGCTCCTACGCTATCTAAGAAGATCTTACCGGAGAAGTCTCCCTCTCCCCATAGTTTAGTAATACTTGCGGCGTTAAACTCTGCGATATGCCCCATAGCGGAGTCGTTCTTTACGTATTCGACTTTATCGTCGAGGCTGTAGCCTTGTACTGGAACCCAATAACCGGCGGCAACTTTAGTACCTTGCGTCGATTCGATTCCTATACCGATAGCTCCGGTACGTCCTATAATTTTTGCCATAACTACTTTTCCTCCTTAGATTCTTTAAGATGTTCTTTTAGAGCTATCTCCGCTTCTTTGCGATTTTTAGCCTTAACTACAAAATTATCTCGAGTAAAGTTAAATACTTTTAGACTAGACTCTTTAACAGAGGTAGGCTTCTCGGTATTAGTTTCGGATTGTTTTTTAGATTCTGGCATTTAATTTACTCCTTGCTTTAATGATACTATATTTCGCCGATTTAATATAGATTCGGCTTCTGTTGCGTACTTTCTACGTTAAACCTAACGATCCCCTCTACGGAGAAGATATTAGTACCTCGTTTTTCTACTCCGATACCGTAGTCGACTTGTAAGCCGTTATCGTTAATCGAGATATATAAGTTAGTATCTAGCTTCTGACTCTTACGGAGAGCGTAGATAATAGTCTTAGGCTTAACGCTATAGTCGGCGTTCATCTCTTGGAATAACCGGTAGAGAGCGGTCGATCCTCTAACGAGGTCGTAGGACTGATCGAGATCTTTAGTCCAGTCGTAGATAACCGACATTACGAACGAGTGAGTCTGTCGATCTTGCATTGTGCCGTCGGACTGTACGATCGTACCGTCTCGAGCTATAGCGACTACCGGAAGATCGCTCTTATTCGGAGCGAGGGTATCTCCGTAGATATAATGTCCGACTAGCTCCGGCGGTCCATCGGCTTCTAGCTTCTCTATTAAAGCGGTTATAATCGGATCTTTATATTCGGCTAAACTCATAATTCTATTCTACCATTCCTTTTACGTCTTTGATATTCTCGACTTCTTTTTCTCTGACACTCTCGGCAGGATCGTCCGCCGTTTTTTCTAATAATAGTATTCTCCTCGGTATAGTTATGGCTCTGAGGACAGGAACGTCTAGATTTAAACTGCTCTCCTCTCGCTTTGCCAGCTTCACCTCTACGAGTATTCTCTCCGCTAGTAACGACTTCTAGATGATTAGGATTAACGCAGATCTTATTTTTACAGAGGTGGTCGATAACTAGACCGTCGGGTATATCTCCTTTAAATAGTATATATGAGTATCTGTGAGCTAGATAAAAGTCTCCGCCTATATAGAATCTGCCGTAACCACTACTACCTTTAGAGTCTAACCAATCCCAACAGTTTTTAAAGTTAATTTTTGAGTAGAACTTTCGAGTATTTTCCATACCTAGAGTATATACTTTTGGAACTTAAACGTAAACTATTTACCTCTCATAGCGTCTAATACGTGTTGCTGAAAAGTCTTTTGTATAAAGATCTTACGATCTCGGTCTAATTTCATCATTACTCGACGAGGTAGCTTCTTACGAGGCTTATTCGACTGGTGGTATTTAAAGTACGGAGTCGGGTTAAAGATCTCTAGATAGTCCGGACCAAGCTTCTGTTTAAAGTTTCGACGCATAGAAGTAGTCTTCTCTAGTATCGGGTGCGGTTTCGTATCCTTACGAGGCTTCCAACGCTCTCCGAATAGTGCTCCTCTAGAGCTAAAGTTAGTATCGATAGCTCCTCGAACTTCCGCTCCGATCCGGAATAGCGGACGCTTAAAGTCTCCTATATCGTTCGGGATCTTTAGAAGTCGTCTAGAGAGCTGTTGTTCTCCCTCTAGTTTAACGGATAATTCGATCATTTTACCCTCTCATAAAGCTATCGGTAGAATTAACGCTTTCGTTATAGTCCGATAAGTTAGAGTTACGAGGGAATAGATTACCGTCGCTTTTAGTAGAAGTACTTACTCGATTAGTAGATCCGGCAGATCCGGCGACTTCTTCGATAAAGTCCATTAGGATCTTCTTAGCGGAGGATAGCTTTTTATAGCCGTCTTTAGAGGTTTCGTCGGTATCGGCGTTTAATCCTTGATCTCGGATAAGAATAAGACCGGCGGTATAGAGTCGAGTAAAGGTCTTTAATTCTTCCGGAACTTCCGTAGTAAGCCATATCGTATAGTCTAGAATCCCTTTAAGCTTACGTTGAGCCCACGCTATAGCCTCTTTACGTCGTTTATCGACTAGAACGTCGCTAATAGCGGAATGAGCGTACGTAGCGAGCATTACGGAGCTAGAAGCCGGAGCGGAGTCTAAAGTAATACCTCCGGTTATCGGATCTACGGCAGATACTACTACGGCTATATCATCATCATAAACTAGAACGTCTCCGGAAGCCGTACCTACGGCTAGAGCGTCGTCGTAGTTTCTATCGACGATATAAGTCCTTTTAGCGTAAAAAATAGCGTTAGAACCGTCGACTTCGCCGGTTAGAGCCTCGAGCTTAGAGACCGCCTGTTGTCCTGCGTCTTCTCTAATATCTTGGTAACTTGCGTAATCTTTGTCGGTTGCTAACGCCATTATATTTTACCCCTTTAAGGTTAAGAGGTAGCTTTAACTATCGCTTCGGCTACTTCTCTTTTAGTCTCGAGAGCTTCCGGATTCTCGACTTTAGCTTCTTTAGCTAGAGCGTTAATCTGATCTCGAGAGTTATCTTTTACTAATTTATCTACAGTAACGACCGGAGCTTCTTCCGTCGTAGGACTAGCTTCTTCGCTAGATCCGTCTTCCGGAGCTTCGTCGCTAGACGCTTCTTCTTCGTCGCTAGAAGAATCTTCGTTATCTTGATCTTCTGAGCTATCGTCTTCTTCGGAGCTGTCGGAGTCGCTAACTGGTGCGTCTTCTTCGCTATCGTTAGTCTCGACGCTCGAGTCCTCGTCTCCTGTAGACTCTGTCGCCTCGCTAATTGAGAATCGCTTATCATCTTCGAAAATCTCCCTCTCCTCTTTAGTCAGTTCGAGAACTTGAGGTACTTTAACTTCGAACTGTACGCCGTTGCGGTACATCGTTTTCTTAGCTCCGCTAGCCGGTATGCTTAGTAATTCTACTTCGTATTCTATTGTCTTCGCCATAATTTTGGTCTTCCTTATATATTAAATTATTTAGGTTTGAGTAGTAGTAGGAGACCGAAGCCTCCTACTTAGCCACTATTACGGCTAGGCTACTATAGCACCGAAGGCTTTTTGGTAAAGACCGTATCCGGCGTTACCTCTCCAGTACGTACCGTAGTAGTTCTTCTTACGCATAAAGTTAGGCTCTGAACCCTCCTCTAACGCTTCGAACGGAATAAATTCACGTTCTTGGACTACGAACGGCTTAATAACTCCACTTGTGTTTAGCAAGTACCAGTTATTAGCGTCTGTTAGCCAATCGACTACTAGAATCTGAGCTGTACCCTTATAGGTATTAGTAGCTCCGGAACTAGTACGCTCCGCATTTAGAAGTTGCTCTGCGACGTTTTCCAATTCAGGAGGTACGACTAATAGCAAGTCCATATTACGGTTAATGGTAGGACGACCGAAGTCATCTTTCATACGACGTAGAGCCGTACGAGCGACGTTAAACTGAACGCCGTCTGCCGCTAAAGCGGTAGTACCTTTATTAGACTGAGTACTTCCAGTTTCGCCGATAGGGTGATCCGTATCGAAGAAGTATTGACCGTCGTAACAAAGTTCGCTTCCACCGTTAGGTAGTAGCGTTTCGAAAACTAATTCGTCAGGGAATGCCTTAGCAGATTCGCCGATAGACTTAGCCTGTATACCATACTGGCCGGTCTGATCGTCTTTAATATCTGCGTGCTTAACCTCGATAGAAGCTTCGTACTCCTCGTTAGTAATAGTGTAAGTATGCTCTAGAAGCTTTTTAGGGATTCTTTCGCCGTTCATCTTACGCATACGAGGGATCGAACCGATCCAGCTATAGTTTTCGCTACGTGCTGTACTAGGTACTTTTGTGGCTACTTTTTCCCAATTCGTAGGAACAGAATTGTATCCCTCGAAGAAGTTTGTAAGTAGACCTTTTGCTAAAATTGATTCCATTTTAAATCTTTCCTTTCTTAAACCTGATTAGGCTCGGTCGCCGAGGTCTACTCGAACTTTACTTGTTGATATAAATCCTACGATTCTACCGACTACTACGTCGTTAGTTGTAGTTGCGGCTAGATCGACAGTCTGGTTATCTTCCGCCATAGCGAGGACACCTAGATCTGTTTGTGCGGCGGTGTAGGCTGTATTAAGAGTTACTACTCCGTCTCGAACTACGTTTAGAGTTAGATCTCCGGCTGAACCGGCTGAGTTATCTTTACTCTCGTCGGCTATTCCGACTACGACTGCTCCTGCGTCGTCTCCTGCGTTAACGAGGAATCCTGCGGCGTTTACGGCCACTAGAGCACCCTCGAAAATCTGCTCTGCTCCCATTAGGAAGCCGAGTACCTTACCGTCTTGACGATCGGTAGAGGCTTTTCGTTCTGTAATATCTGCCATTACTTTGTACCTTTCTTAGTGTATTTCTTACTTAAATTTGCTAATGCTTCTCGGAATACCGGATCTTTCTCCGCCATTTCGTCCATTTTAGCGACGTCAGCTCCAACAGCTTTAAATCCTGCTAGTTCTGCTTCGGATAGAGTTTCGGACGGCTTCTTATCGGTATCTGAGGTATCGTCTCCGCCGTTCGCAGGATCGTCCTCTTTAGGGTTTGGATCTTCTTTATTAGATCCGTTTTCGTCTGTACTAAATTGTTTACTACCGGCTTCTAGAATCTCTAGAACTACGGCGGATAGATCGATCTTAGTACCGCTAGTAGTAGAGAGCTGTACTCCCTGTCCTAGTTTAGCTAGTCCGAGGATCTTATCTTTTTGAGCTGGTATAACTTTACCGGCGGATAATAGAGCTTCGTAGGCTTGGCTAATCTTTAGCTCGGCGTTCTCTAGTTTTACCTTAGAGAGTTCGTCTTTTTCGTCTTCCTTAGGATCTTCGACTACTGGATCGGCAGGATCTTCTTTAGGATCTTCTACTGGATCTTCCGTAGCTTCTACTGCGTCGGCGATCTGAGTAGTAACGTCTTCCGCTACGTCCGTAGGTACTTCTACGTCTTCTCCGGCTTTAACTACGACTTCTTTATCTTCGTCTCCGTCTTTATAGGTTACGGTTACGTCGAAGTCTTTATCGTTCTTAATTGTTGATAGATCCATTTTAGATAGCTCCTTTACTTTCGTTCTTGAGAGCATTATAGCACCCTCGGCGAGATGTGATAAGCCCACCGGTTTGAACGAGTTATTTAATTTACTTAATGCGTTACCGACTTTTTCAAATGCGTTCATTCCGATTAGATAAGGAGTATTAACTAAAGCTACGTGTAATAGAGTCGCTCCGTAATGCTTACCGTTATCTTGTCGGATTAGATCCCATACGAAGCTAATCGATACGTCGAATATAAGTCCGGCGTCAAGCTTGGCTACGGTATCTTCGTCTAGAATCTCCATATCGGCGTAAAGACCGTCTCCGGCTACGCTCTCTAGGCTCTTAACGAGTCCGGTATTAACCTTTACGTCGTCGGTATGATTAAGCGGTACGGTAATAGGAGATCCGAGAGAATCTTCGTTAAAGTTCTTAATTATAGTCTCTGCCCACGCTTCGTCTAGAGACATTGTAGGATCGTCGGAGAACCAAGGGAAGTCAGGGTTAACCCATTCTCCGAACTTAACTATTTGCTTACGATACATTGAACCTTTAAAGGTCGCTTTCTGAGTATCCTCTTTAGCGAATTGTAAGATGTTTCCGTATTTAGTCTTGTTCTTCATGATTTAATGATACCATAAAACGCTAAAGTAAAGCGTCCTCTCTTATTATTTTTAAACTAGGCTCGGTTACTCCTCCAGGAGCGTCCGGTAAGCCGGTTATAGTCGGCTGATCTAGTTCGTCTTTTAATATAGCTACCCAAATACAACGGCAGTGATGATGTATAGGCGGATCGAATAACGTATTCTTATACTCTTTTTCGTCGATAACTTTACCGTCGAGGTCTTCGCAGATCGGACAAGTTCTTAGATCTAGGATCGCCGAATACTGGTAACTCGCTATATCGGAATCGTGTTCGTCGAACGTATCTTTACGTCCTCGGTTAATCCCGATCGCTACGATAGCCGAAGCGGTAATACCTACTACGTCCTTATAGTAACCGGAGATTATCTCGGTAACGCTAGCGATAACCGCTCCGATAGATAGATCGGTAGAGAGTTGGTCTTTACGTCGAGCCTCGGATACCTTAGCGGAGATCTTAAAGGTTAAATCGGCGAACTGTTTATCGGCTATAGATACGGCGTTATCTCTAAAGAAGTTCTTAGAGTTCTTCGGAGTCGACGGAGCTTTTTTATCGATCTCGTCGGAAGCTCCGTTCTTACCGTAGACGTAAGCCTCTAGTCCGGACTCTTTAATAGCTCGGATATACTGATTCTTTAAGTTCTCGTCGAATAGTTTTTTCTCGGTAATATCTTTATACTTACCGGCTTCTAGTAATTCGTTAAGTTTTAGAATCGCTTTATTAGACATTTCGTCGTAGATCGGACGGACGGTACGCTCGTACTCGGCTTCTAAGCTATCTAGCTTCTTCTCTATACCGGTAAAGTTAACCTTTTCTTCCGCCGGAGTTAGATCTCGACGCCAACCGCCGGACGCTAGATCGGTCGAGCTATCTTTTTTTTTAGCGTTCTCCACGACCGGAGGATCTACGTCTTTAGATTTATCGTCGTCCTTAGAGTCGGTCTCTTTACCTTTATTAGCTTTTTCGAGTAGATCTACGTCTATATCGAGCTTATCGGCTACTTTTTGTACTACGCCGTCGATAACTTCTTGAGGTAGTCGGTCTTTTTCGGTTAGCTTAACGAAGACTTGTTTTAATAGATCGATAGTAGAATCGGTTATATCTTCGAACTTAAACGTACCGTACTTAGGAGTCTCGTAGTTAAAGCGGTATAGATCGCTTATAAGATAGCTAGTAATATGCGACTCTAGATTCTTTCGGATACTCATTAGAGCTTGAATAAAGAAGTCGGATTGATCTTGAGAGAGAGCGTAACTACCGCTCTTAGAGCCAGTACCTAATAGAATAAACATCGCTAGGACGGATCGAGCCATTTCGGCGTTATAGTGGTCGATTAACGGCATTAGATCGAGAGCGTTCTCGGACTTTAGCGTATCTAACGCATAACCGGCAGGAAGACCGGCGGTAGCTTTAAAGCCTAGTTCGTCGATTGCGGCGACCGTAGCGTCTAGCTCGTCCTGATTTATCTTAGCTCCGTCTTTAACGGTAACTACCTTAGTCTTTAGAGCGTCGGATTGTGCTTGCTGTTCGGCAAAGTAATAAAGTCGTCGCTTCTTATCGTAGGCTACGTATGCGGCAGTAAAAGCGGAGCGACCTTTAAGATTATGGAACTCTTTACCGTAAGTAAATAGGAACGATCGATCGACCGGTATATTTATCTCCTCGTACTTAGATCCTATAAAAGCTCGTTGCTTAAAGCCGTTAAAGCCTCCTCGTTCGTCGGTACGCATTGTAATAGTCGTCGGATCTCTCCACGCTATTTTACGGAACGCTATCTGTCCTTTTTTAATCGTATAGACTTTTTCGAATCCGGCGTATCCCTCGACTACCGCTCGGAGCGATTGAGCCATTACTAGATCGAACGGCGTAGACATACCGCCTTTATGCGGAGGAGTACGGAGAGAGTCTTCTACCTCGTCGGATTGCTTAACGGCTTCCGGCGTATCATCTTCCGGCTCTATAGTCCAGTTAGAGCCTAGTATCGGCATTACGATCGTATTATAAAGAGCCTGTACCGTACCGTCGCTATCGAGCATTTTCTTATAATCTTTAGCTTTTACCTTAGCGGTATCGATAAACTCGTCGCCGAAAATAGACGGCATTAAGCCGTTTACCGAAGTACCGATCTCTACGTCCGTCTTAGGAGGTGTCGGCTTGGCTAGTGAGATATTTAGGCTTCCTATTTTCATATATATGTGATTCCTTACTTTTTATTGTCTCATACGTTCGTTGATTCTTGAAGATATATCTCGTCCGGTCGTAGCTTTTGTAAGCGATTCTACTTGTAGTATATCTGCTAGCGAGTAAATAAGCGAGTCCGCTCTATCGGGAGATTTACCTTTATAGCGTCGACTCCACTCGTCTTTAGATTCGATAGTTAAACCCTTAGAAGTAAACGAGTATTTTCGGGTAGATAATTGCATTACGAGCTTCTCGTCGTCCGGAGGGATCGCTAGATCTCCGGCTATAAACATTAGTCGAGCTACCCACCAGAGTTGCGAGGCTAGGTTAGCGAACTTTAAGCCGGTGCTATCCGGTAAAGCTCTACCGTTGTTATGGATCTCGACGATTCCGTCGACTTTCTTCTCCCAGAGAATATCGTAGACACCGCCTCCGAGTCCGTCTACGTCGATCCCGATAAAGACCGGTCTCGGACTAGAGTACTGTAGGACGTGTCCGGCGGTAGCCGGTATAGACGTACGATTATAGATCTCTTGCTTAGGTATATATCCTCCGTACCTTGGAGTAATAACCGTCTCGTCGCTACCGAATCGAGCCGGATCGACTCCTAGAGATAACGGACCACCTTTATTTTTAAGCTTCTCGATATGTTCTTCTTCCGTAGCTAGCTCGATATAGTTAAGCGGAATAACCGTATTAACCGAGTCGGTCGGGAAGTTACCTAATACTCTAGCTTGGAACATCGGACTATCTATACCCCAAGAATCTATCTTCTCTTTAGCCCACCGAGGACTTACTAAATACGGAGAGACGATCTCTACGTTATCGAGATTAGCCTCTTTAAGGTCGTCGAGCGTCCGGATACCGTTATTAGAGAAGTTAGGAGAGTCGAATACCGAGATATGGATCTTATTAGCGTACTCCCAGCTATGGTGCGAAGCTCTAAACGATCCGGTATCCGAAGTCGGGTTTCCGATCATTAGCATACGAGCCTGTTCGGAAGTCATCATACCCTCGATAGCTTCGAACGCTTCTTCTTTAACTCCTGCGGCTTCGTCGATAATAATAAGAATGTTACCGCTTGCGGCGTGAAAACCCTGTAGCTTATCCGGATCGCCGGACGAAGCTCCGATAGCGTACCAGTCCGGAGCGAGATCTAGACGAGTCTTTAACGGCTCTCCTCCGAGTTTACGCTTCGCTTTTTCGTGAGCCGATCGTAGCTCTCTCCAAAGTAAGTTCTCTACCTGACGCATTGTAGGAGCGGTAGTAACGACGATCGATTGAGGGTGCGAGTATAAATACCATAAAGCTATATGAGAAGCGATATACGTCTTACCTACGTCGTGGCAAGCTCTAACGGTCGTATAGCGGTTATTCCGAACCGATAGAGCGATCTCCTCCTGTTTATACCAAAAAGAACCGCCTAAAATAGCGTGGTTAAAGAACGACGGAGATAGCTGTAAAGCTCTCTTTATCTTCTTAGATACGTTACTCGACGGTCTCTCCATTAGCTTTTAATACCTCGTCTGCTCCTTTAATTAGATCGGCTAGTCCGGTAAAGATGTCGTCTCCGTCCGGATTCGATAGAGCGGATACGCTAGTCGGAATACCGAGGACTACTCGTTCGCCGTCTATAGCTATCTTTAGAGTCTTAGCTAGTTTTTCTAGTTCGAACGTATTAAGCGGTACTGGTAACGGCTTGCCTCGGAACATTACTAGATTACCTTTACGATCTCGCTCGAAGTTTCGAGTAGCCATATCGACGACGGCTTCGTTAGCTAGACCTTGTAAGTTCTGCCAATGCTGTAGATGTCGTTCGTTAGCCGAACTCTTTTGATCGAGTAATTTTTCGGTAAATCTATTAAAGGCTTTATCAACGAGGTCTTGACGTAGTACAGACCACCCCTCCCGAGTACCTCTATCTTGTAGCGTTTTAAGAGCTACGCCGTACTTTTTAGCGAGGCTCTTATAGCTAGTAGTGGCGTCCATTAGATATTCTTTACGAACTTCTAACCAGTCTACTTTTGTTTTTCTACTACTATTAGACTTCGACTTTTTAGCCGGAGCTTTCTTTATCGGAGTCTTTTTAGTAGTCTTTACCATAATCTTAGTATACCTTAATAGCGATCGACCGGTAGCCAGAACTGGAAGCGGAAGTAGAAGCCGGAGTAATCGCTTCGTTTAGGAGCGTATCCGTCTCTATCTATCCGCTTTAGTTTAAAGATACCTACGTCGGCGACTTTCCAACCGTTACGGAGAGTTCTAAAGTCTTCCGATACGGATAGTACGAATTGCCATTTATTTAAAATCGGTTTCGGTCTCACGTTAGAACCTACTTTCGCATAGTAAAGCTATAGAAAAGGATCTCTAGTAACGAACCGATAAGTAATACCGATCCGGCTAGTTGATAATTACCCTTTAGAAAAGCGATACCACCGATTACTAATTTAAGCCAGTATACGACGATCGATAAGACCGCCGTATAGTTCTTAGGACTCATTTTACTTAATCCTTTAGATTAACTACCGGACTCTTACGGATACCCGCAGTAGGTCGGTCTTGAACCTTAACGAGAATAGCGTAAAACTTCTCGCTTCCGTTTACTTCGGAATTATAAATATCTTTAATAATCCAACCGTTAGGCTCGGTATAGTCTTCGTCCATTGGGATATTAACGATTTTAATAACCGCTTGAGGTGGCGTCTGAGCTTTCTTCTCTACTTCGATCGGCTCGTCTACCGGCTTAGTTGGTACTTTGTTCTCTGTTGGATTTGTCATTTAACTGGTCTCCTTTTAATTTATTAGACTCTTTTAGTTTATCACGATTAGCTCGACGGCGGTAGGCATAGGCTCGATCCTTTAGTTCTTTAGGGAATACGTCTCCGAGTTTATAGCCGGTCGGACGTTTATATTGCTTTTTCTTAGTTTTTTTAATATGTTGGTCTCCCATATTAAGCCTTTCGATATTTAGTTCTAATAATCTTCGGAGCGATTTTAGATAGGTTAACTTTATGATAATACCGAGTAAGAGTCGTAAATTGCTTCGAGATCGTAGAGATTCCAGGGTTAGCGAGTACGGCGTAATACGATTTATTATACTGTCCGTCTTGTTCGTAGATACCGGTAAGCCCTCCGGTCTGCTCCTCCGGCGGTTTAGCTAATCCTCGGACGTTCGTAAAAGCCATTATTAACTTAGCTCGCATATTACCCTCGATCCCTTGGACCATATCTTCGTTAGTTCTACCTCTAAACTCTACGAATAGCTTAGGATCGCTCGGTAGGTTATGGAAGTTATAGACTTTCTTCCGGACGGCGTACTTATCGTAAGGCACTACGGCTTGGACGAATCCGACGTTTGCGGCGTTAGTCTTAAAGCCGAACTCCGATATAGCGGATAAGGATCGTTTTAAGGTAATAGCTTCGTTAATTACTCTCGTTTTACCGAGTTTCGTTTTAGAAGCGAAGCGAGTATAGTCGTCGTCGAATAGCCAATATCTAATGAGCCCTCGCTTTTCGGCGATCCCTCTACTTAGATTCCTATTCGGGTAGACGCATTTCGTATCGGTAAAGTTATCGAACGAGTAGTCCGGTAAGATATATTCGTCTCTATCTATAATCTCGATCTCGTAGTCCGCTCCGTAGACCGTTTTAATATCTTTTATATAAGGATCGCCTTTTTGTAAAATAATAACGATCGCTCCGTCGTAGCCGATATTCTCGAGCGTCTCGATAGTAAGTATCCGCTTCCTTTTATAATTAAGGACGAATATCGTATTTAAGTCGTTATAGTTCTTCGGGATCGTTTTTTTCATCTTCGATACTTTCTACCGCTTCTACGTATTCTAAGAAGCCGTTTTCGATAGCTTTATCGTGATCTAATATAACTAAGCCGAGAGCTTCGAACGCTCGTTGTTCTTCCGGCGTAGCGTTATTACAGTAATAATCGGCGACTTTACCCATTTTAAAGTTAACGAAGTAAGAGTAGCGGAATAATAACATCTCCTTTATTACCGGATTCTCGACGGCTTCTATAAGATCGAGTAGCTCTTTACGGTCTTCCGTAAGTAGCTCGGACGGAGCTACGTCGTTACCGTTCGGCTCGTAGATATTCTTACCGGCTAGATCTTTATCGTACTCCGAATCGAGATCCTCTTTATCGGCTTCGGCTTCTTCTTCTCTAAGGCGGTTAATTAGATCTCCGACCGGTAGAATCTCGGTAGCGACGGAGTAAATATCTGTATCGATATGATGTAGTTCTAGTAATTCGGCTAACTTAACGGCGTTATTAGTACCGATCGAATCGTTATGAGATAAAGCGAGTTCGATCTTAGCTTGGTCTACGGTATCGAACGTCCGCTCCGACTGCTTACCGTCGACGACGATAGAGACTCCCTTAGAGGTTTCGACGATCTCGACGACTACGACTTTAGCTTGCTTCTTACCGATCTCTACGTAGGCTTTTAATCGGGTATTACCGCCGAGGACTTCTCCCTCGCTAGTAACTAATAGAGTAGAATGTTCTCCGAGTCTAAGCTGTTCTTTAAGACGTTCTAGATCCGCCGATTCTACGTCTCGAGGATTATCTTTATAACGATATAGATCCGCTACGTTAGCTAGCGTTACGCCGTTCTCTTTTATAAACTTAGGCTTCGTCGACATTATCTTTAAACTTTTCCTTATAGGTAATATAGCAGTAATAACCGCCGGTATGAGTATCCGACTTAGTTTTCGGGAAGACTTGGACTCTCTCGACTCGATAAGCGTAGGTCTCTATAAAGTGATTTACTTTACCCTCGACGATCTCCGCCGAATCTCCGTCTATTATTTTTAGTCTAGTCATACTCATTATACTGGTCTCCTAATATAGTGATTTAAGTTTACCATAAGTATTTAACCCACTACAAATAACCCTCTTTTTTTACTAGCTTACGCCGGAGGGTGGTATATACGACTCGTCCTAACTACAACTTTACCGATAGTATAGATCTTCTGGTTTCTAGTTTATTAGAGTTACCTATACGTTTCCAAGGTTTACAAAGTCCGCAGGATCGCTTCTTTTTATAACCGGATTTACGTTTATGGTTAGCCATAGACTTATTTTATCAAGTAATCGAGTTTTTTGTTAAAGAGCGTACGTTTACTATCGTATAAAGGGATCTATTTACAGGCGATCCACCCGAGTTAATTAGTTCGATAGCCTAGTAATCTATCATCTACCGGCGAGTTTGAACTACTCTAATTATTCGAATAGTTCGAGGCTTCCGGTCGTCCGCCTAACTAGCGTCCTGTCTACCTCTGTTTACTAGGGGTTGTATTACTAAGACGATTTGATATAATAAAGAGAGTAATTGTTTCGTACCCTCAATAGAACTAAGCCTTTAGCGAGGCTTTTTTCTTTATATCTAATTGTTTAGTAATTGTTTCCTACGTACCCTCTCTTATAAAGAGATTTATTTAAGTAGGTAATATCTATAATAACGTGCTAAAGCGGTTTCGTAAAGTCTTAGTCGTACTACCGAAGCCGGAGACCAGCCGGTAGCCGAAGCTACTCTACGAGGTAGAACTCCGGTAGTACGAATCTATAATATATCAGTAGTAGCCGTTCTTACAATTAAGCGATAAAGTCCTTTACTAATTAACCGTTAACGAGTATTATAGAGGTACATCATTAAAAAAGGAGACCAGCCCTTATGAAAAGATACAGAATACTAAGAACTAACGGACTCGTAGAGACGCATACGACCTCTATCGAGTGGGATCTAAAGAAGTTACAGAAAGCCGTCGGCGGTAATATACAGATACTACCTCGTCCGGAAGATTTCGGACTTAAAGGTACGGTTTACGTTAACGAAGACGGTAAGAACGAAGATCTACCGGTTAACCCTCTATTAGCTCCGTCTAGCTACGACGTAATACTCGGCGACGTTCTCGTCGAAGAAAGTATATAGGTTAATCGGGTGGCTAAAATAAAAGTACGATACTACGACGAAAGCTCCTTTACTATGGACGAGGACGGTTACTTCCGTTGCGACCACGAATATGTAGAAGTCGAGCCTCCTTGTTGCTCCGGTAGCGATTGCGGTTGCTACGGACTCTATTCCGTATACTGCTCCGATTGCGATAACGAAGATCTTAACGAATCGGAAGTCGACGATCTTATAGAGGCTACGATCCCCGAACCGCCGGAGTACGAGCCGGAGGAGGATTACTTATATGCGTAATACCTACTATCACTACCTAGAGCCGAGACGAAGCCGTATACGATCCTCGGTCTGTTATATCGGTAATCTATTCGCTCTACTAGGCTTTATAGCTCTAGTTCTAATAATTATCGACTCGCTATTCTTTAATAATAACGGCTTAATTAACGTCTTAATCTGGACGTTCGAGAGGACTTACTAAATGGATAATAATAAAAGTAAAGCAGTAGAAGACGAAAAGATACTACAACTAGCCCAACAGGTTACGACGCTCCTACAATTCGCTTCGCTACTAATACCCGATATAGATACTCTCGAAAAGGTTTACGTTCAGTCCGGAGAGATCGCTTCTAGAGTAGACGCTCTAGCTCCGGTAATACTAGCGTCCGGCGGAGACTACGACGAAAAGAGGCTCGAAGCCGGAGTCCGGAATAAACGAGCCTTAGCTATTATCGAGCTAGTCCGAGTTATCCGAGATACCGAAAAAGAGCGAAAAGATTTTAATAAAAGTCAAGCTAATAAAACCAAGCTCCGTAACGAGCTAGGAGGGATCTTAGGATTATGAGTAAAAGAAAACAATTTACGAAAAGACCGGAAGACTGCGACTGTTATATCGAGGGAGATAAGTCTTGTAGATGTTGCGGAGCTAGCCTACTAATGCCGGTCCACGCTTTAACAAGAGGTCTCGTAGACGTACTAGTATTACTCGCTTACCACGCTAAAGAGCAGGGAGGCTATACGGTAGATATTAGCGATATAGATCTAAATTATACGCAACGTAGCACGTTACAGAAGCTCCGATACTTCGGACTACTCGTAAAGAATCTCGATAAAGACGGTAAGCATAAATTAAAGTCTTGGATAATTACTCGTAGAGGTTGGGAGTTCTTATCTAATCAGACGCTCGTAGTTAAGCACTCTCGGACGTTTCATAACCGAATAGTACACTGGAACGAGGAGGAGATCGCCGAGATTGATATGGTCTCTATCGACGATATTCTCGGTACTAAGGAAGCTCCGTATTGGCAGAACGCCCAAGACTTTAAGAACTGGCAAGAGTTCGCTTCTCCGCAGTTAGGACTTCTATAATGAGTTACGATCTAGGACTCTATCCGGTTAAAGACGTTACGGAAGATACCGAAGCCGTCGAAGTAGAGCATTTTACCGAGGGAGGTACTCGACCGATTAACGGTACGACTCTAGCAGAGCTAAATATAACCTATAACTATTCGAAGTTCTATTACCTACATATCGATAAAGAACTCGGTATCCGGTGGCTCTACGGTCGTAAAGCTAAGACCTGTACCGATCGGTTAAAGTTCGCCGTAACTGCTCTCGGTACTTCTAGAGATCAAGATTACTGGAAGCCTACCGCCGGTAACGCCGGACACGCTCTTAGTATTCTCCTAGAGTGGTCGAAGAATAATCCGGAGGCTTACTTTTATGGCGACTAATACGATTATCGATAAAGTAAACGATCTACCGGCTTTTATTAGCTACCTAGAGTCTACAAAGCCGGAGGACTGGCTCGTAGATACCGTCCGGAGTAAAGGCAATACTAAGAATTGCGTAATGGGGCATTTAGTTAATTACGTTTACGGCGTAGGCTACGAGGGATCGATCTCCGAAGCGTGGGATTACTTCGAAGACTGTTGGTCTACTACGTTCTATATCTACGACGTTAACGACGGTAAAATGGATACTTATACACAAGAGACCGCTAGAGAGCGAATAATAGCCTACCTATCGGATCTATGGCTCGGTCTTCGTACTCCTACTTGGAGAGCTTACGAGCTTTACGCTAAAGGGATTCGAGATATAACTAAATACGAGGAGGATCTAGCTAATGATTAGGCTAACTATCTACCGGATCGGCTCTACCGTCGAGATCGACTTTCTAGAAGACGTAGTACCGTTCGACCTAGAGTCCAGTAAAATCTATACCGTAGATCATACGGCTAACGGTAAAACCGAGTCGATTAAGATCCGTCCGTACTACCGCCGAACCGTCGGAGATACTTTAAATATCTTCGCCGAGGAGGAGTCCGAATAATGTTAATACTAATAATAATCTTCTTGCTATGGCTAATACTTTGTAGTCTAGTAGGTAAATAAGAGAGGGTAAAATGAGTAATACTAACCGAAGACAAAAAACCGAGATCCGTTCTAATCGATCGGAAGAAGAACCTCGAGAGTTAACTCCTAGAGAAAAGGAACAGCGTCGATTTAAGACCGGTAATCGGAAGCAACGTAGAGCGATCGCTAAACGTAACGGATTCTATAAAGATAAGAGTAATCGAGCTTGGCGAGAAGCTAACCGTATGATCCGAGAAGACGATCCGGAGATCCGACTTTAAATAAAGACTAGACTAATTAACCGTTAACGTAGTATAATAGAATTACTAACTAATAAAACTAAGGAGACCAGCCCTTATGACAAATAAACCAACCGTAAGCCTACAAGCGTATATACGCTCGGGAGCGGTACAGCAAGTAATCGGAGAGAGTATCGGCGGAGATAACGCCGGTAACTTTACTACGTCGCTATTAAGCGTCGTTAATACTAATCCGGTATTACAGGACTGTCCGCCGGAGTCGATAATTAAATCGGCTATAACCGCCGCAAGTATGAAGCTACCGATCGATCCGAATCTCGGATTCGCCTATATAATTCCTTATAATAATAAGGTAAAAGAAAAAGAGACCGTTACTAAGCCGGACGGATCTACGTTCGAGAGAACTACGGAGCGGTGGCAAATGGTTGCTCAATTCCAGTTAGGCTATAAAGGCTTTATCCAATTAGCCCAACGATCCGGACAGTTTAAGCGGATTAACGCTACCGACGTACGAGAGACCGAGTATAAAGGTATCGATCGCCGATCCGGAGATCTAGACCTAGAGTTCGAACAAGACGAGACGGTACGTAATAAGCTAAAGGTCGTAGGATTCTTAGGTTACTTCCGTCTACAAAACGGATTCGAAAAAGAGTTATATATGAGCGTCGACGAACTAAATAAACACGCTAAGAAGTACTCTAAGTCGTTCGCTAAAGGTTACGGACTATGGAACGATCAATTCGACGTAATGGCGAAGAAGACCGTCCTAAAGCTACTAATTAGTAAATACGGAGCGTTATCTACTAGCCTACAGAAAGCGTTACTAGCGGATCAGTCCGAGATTACCGAAGACGGTAATAACTACGTCGATAACGATAAGACCGCTCTAATCGATAGCTCCGACGAGGCTAGTAATAAAGGTAAGTCCGATAAGGTAAACGTAATCGACGGCGAAGCGAGTACTCCGGAATTACCGGATAGCTCGAAAGCTAAAGACGAGATCGATCAGACTCCGAAAAAGCCTACCGAAGCCGAAGCTCCTCAGAAGTCGCCGGACGAGCCGGACGAGACTCCTAAAGAAAAGATCGCTCGTAAGTTCGCAGAGTCTAAAGCCCTAAGAGAAGCAGGTAAAAAATGATGTTATTTCCGTCCGACGTAGAAAAACAAATCCAAAGGCTTGTCGATAAAGGAGTCGATCCGATTAAGGAGGACTATATTATAGTAGCCTCTAAAGGTGTCCAGTTTTTCGAGGGTCTCTATCCGTTAGAGATAGTTATAAGTAAGCACTCTCCGGCTAATACCGTCTATTTACTAAAGCGATCTATTAAAGAAATTAAAATACGTAAGGAGTTTTAGTAATGTATACGCCGACTACTTGGGAGAATATAAAAAGCTTTTTCCGCTTCTTATTTTGTAGGCACAGGGATAAAGTTACTAGAGTTATAAAAAGCGGATCGGATCTAGACGATCTAAAGATTATGGGATACTCGAAGTTCTGTAACGATTGTAAAAATCATCTTTACGATAAAGAAGTCGAGCGTAGAAATGCGGATTTAAACAATGAGTAAAAATCTTAAAAAAGATACCGTCGAGCTAATGGCTAGACGACTCCGGTTAATCGACGAATACGTAGAAAGCCTCGTAGTAGAAGATATAGATAACGAGATCCGGAACGCCGAGAGGTGTCTTCGAGAGGAGGGTAGAACGCTAGAGATAGTTAATATAGCCTCCGATCGTATGTATCACGCCGGAGAGAACGCAGTAATTAACGATATTAGAGATATTCTAGGACTCGATCGGCTTTACCTCGAGGGAGAAAAGGAGCGTCTAGACGAAAGAGCTAAACTCGGCAGTATGGGAACTCGACTAGGTTACGACTGTCCTCCGCTAGAAGATAGCGATATTACTCTATCCGACGGTAACGCTAGGCTAATGGTACTCGGAGAAGAAGCCGATACGTACGTCGTTATCGGTACTAAGTCTTCTACTAGAGCCTATAAGCTAATGCGTAAATACGAAGCCGATCTCGGTCTCGATACGGACGAGGGTATCGGCTTCCTCTACGGAGACGATAAAAATTCTATACCTAGAGATAAGGTAGTCTGGCGTAAAGCCGATTACGAGGGAGAAGAAGACTTCGGTAATATGTTTAGTTGGAGCGAATCTAATACTAAAGGTAATCCGAAAGCGGTAGACGCTTTTCTAGTAAGGTTAGGTTGATATGAGTAGTATACGTAATAAATCTCAAACGGTGGCTAAAGGAGATCTTGATATACTCGACGAGTTTATGTTATCTCTAGGATTTAATTTTTACCCAGGATACGATAATAAAAGCGAACCGTCTAATATGCCTTGGTCTACTAGGTGGTATCGACATAATACTGCCGTCTATACGGACGGAACTAAAGGAAGCCTATTCTTTACTATAGATATAGCACAATTCCTATACCAACACGTAGAAGTAAAGAGCGAATAAACACTAGACTTAATTAAGCGTTTACGTTAAACTAAGAGTACTAATAAATAACCAAAGGAGACCAGCCCTATGGAAGAAGCACAAATCGATTACTGGAGTTACTCTAGTATGTCGGCATTACTAAGTAATCCGTTAAACTTTAAGAAGAAGTATATCCTTAAAGTCTACGACGATCCGACGAGTCCGTCCGGAGTAGTCGGCTCGGCTTGTCATAAGTCCGCCGAGGTTTACTTCGGAAGCGGTAAGACCGTCGACGAATCGATACAAGCCGGTTACGACTATATAGACGCTAAGTCGGACTCGGAGATTAACTACGGTAAGACCGGCTCTAGAGAAGCGATCCTAAAGTCTTTTAAGCAAGGGATCGGATTTTTCTTCGAAGAACTACCAGAGTATCACGAGATACTAGGAGTCGAAGTCGCTATAAATACCGAGATCGAGACCGTAGACGGAGAGACTCTACCGCTACCGGCTAAAGCAAAGCTAGACGTACTCGTACGGAATAAGCTAGGAGAGATCGAGATTATCGATTATAAGTTCTCTAGTAAGTATTCCGATCCGGACGTTACCGACTTTAAAAAGTTTATTCAAGCGATGTTTAACTGGCACGTAGTAAAAGCTAAGTACGGAGAAGCTCCGGCTCGAGTAGTCTTTAAAGAGTGTAAGCTGTCGAAGAATCAAGATAATACTCCGCAGATTCAGGACTACGTTATAGATTTTAAGGACGATACGCTCTACGGAGATTTTGCGACGTTCTATAAACTATATAAAGACTGTACTAAGTACATCTCTAATAAGTTTTCGATCTACTTACCGAACCCGAACGATATATTTAACGGACAAAATAGCTTCGAGACCTTTAGGCTCGGAATTATCGGAACGGACGCTCCGGTATCGGTTAAGCATAAAGCGGAACAAAAAAAGTTCGTAGAGAAGCATTACGTCGCTTCCGGATTCGACGAAGCCCACGCCTCGAGCTACTCGGACGAAGAAAAGATCCGACTTAAATTACAAGAGTTCGGAATGCCGGTAGATATGGATAAAACGCACTACGGAGCTTCGGTTACGCAGTTTACGCTTAAACCGTCTCGAGGTATCCCAATGGCAAAGATTAAAAATAAAGGTAGCGATTTAGCTCTAGCTCTCGGAGCGGAGTCCGTACGTATCGAAGCACCGATCCGAGGTACGAACCTAGTAGGAGTCGAAGTACCGGCTAATAGCCGTAAGATACTACCGCTCGACGATAGTATTCTACTAAAAGGTACGACTAAGATCCCTATCGGACAGGACGTATTCGGTAAGAACCACTATAAAGATATAGTCGATATGCCCCACTTACTAATAGCCGGAGCGACCGGTAGCGGTAAGTCGGTAATGCTAAACGTAATCTTAACCGCTCTAACTAAGCAGATGAGCCCTAACGCTCTTAGATTAGTTCTAATCGATCCTAAACAGGTCGAGCTAGCGGTCTTCGCCGACGAACCGCACGTAGACGGTAAGGTCGTAACCGATATTAAAGAAGCTATCTTTAAGGTAGACGAGATCGTAACGGAGATGAACCGACGCTACGGACTACTAGCTAAAGCGAAGAAGCGATCGATCGAGGACTATAACGCTAAGAGTAAGAATCCTCTAGCTAAGATCGTAGTCGTTATCGACGAGTTCGCCGATCTAATGATGAGCGATATAGCTCCGTCGACCGAGACTATGGATATTAAGAAGTTTAACGAGAACCTACTCTGGATACTCTCCGAGTCTCCTACCGGTAAGTTGACGCAGAAAGCGACTAAGGAAGCTCTAAAGCGTACGATCGACGAGACCGCTCCTCCGTCCGTAGAGGACTCTATAATCCGGATCGCTCAGAAAGCTAGAGCCGTCGGAATCCACTTAATACTAGCGACGCAACGACCGTCCGCCGACGTAGTTACCGGTCTAATTAAGGCGAATATACCGACGAAAATAGCGTTCGCTACTACCTCGGAAGTTAATAGCCGTATAATACTAGATGAGACCGGAGCGGAAGAATTAACCGGTAAAGGAGATATGCTTTATCTCGATCCTAGTAACCGAGACCTAAAACGGCTACAGGGATTCTATATATAGAAAAAATAACGTAAGGAGAATACTAATAATGAAAGGCGTAAAAAATGTCGAAGAAAACCGAGAAGAAAAGCTCTCTAGAGACGATCCTGACTACTATCGTAAGATTCGGTCTAAGCGTAAAACCTACCCTAAACACGACGGCCAGTTCGATAAGGACTCGGCTAAAAAGAACGGCTCGAAAGGCGGATCGAAAAGCAAAAGACCGAAAGCTCGGAAGCTCCCTCGATAAGTTTCCGCTATTCTACGAAGATAACGGCGACGATTGGATAACTAAACTAACTAAGAAAAGGAAGAAGTCAAATGTTAAAAAATCTACTAATAGTAATCGTAGCAAGCTTAGGAGTCTTAACGGCTCTAAGCTTCGCTCCGGTAAATTACGAGCCAGTAAGCCGAACCGAAGCAAGTAACGGCGACGGCTGTCCGGACGGTAGCTATAATATCGGGATCGAGAAGAACGGCGAAGTAATCTGTAAGCTAGAGCCTACCGGTTGTCCTTACGGAGACTCTATACCGCTCGACTCTCCGAAGTGCGTACCAAGTCCGGAAGAACTAACTAAACAAAAAGAAAACGAGGTTAAAAATGTCGGGAATAATACTAGCGGAGTTTCGGATACTCGGAGTACCGAGAGTAAAGAAGAATACCCAACGATCGGTAATTGCGGTAAATAGGAAGACCGGTAAGCGGTATCCTAAGATAATTCAGACTCCGGCTTATAAGAAGTGGCAGAAGAACGCCGTCGATCAGATTAAGCGGCAGAAGCCTAACTTCCAGATCGATAAGCCGATTAACCTAAAATGCGTCTTCTATATGGATACGCTAGGAGTAGTCGATCTCTCCGCTCTCTACGAGGGTATACAGGACGAGCTAGTCGCTCATAAGGTAATTAAAGACGATAACTGTTGGATCGTCCGGTCGCACGACGGATCGGAGGTCTTCCACGATAAGAATAATCCTAGAATGGAGATTACGATTACGGCTAAAGGTAAAGTAGACGTTAATAAAACTACGGAGGTAAAAGATGTCGAAGTCGAAGATATGTTCTAAATGCCGGCAATTCCACGCTAAAACGGAGGCTTGTAAATGATTAAAACTATAATAGCGTTCGACGTAGACGGAACGCTTATAACGAATAACGATCCGGATAGAGTACACGGCGTAGCCTCTAAGGACGAAGTACCGCACGTACCTATAATAAATATGCTAATGGTATTAAGTCGCTTTAAGAACGTCCGTATAGTCGTATGGTCCGGAGGCGGTAAAGATTACGCCGAGGTATGGGGTAGACGGCTCGGACTCGATCCGTACGTCTGGAAGTACGCTACGAAGCTAGATACTACTATTAAGCCGGATATAGCGATCGACGATATACAGGACTGCGAACTCGGAGCGATTAACTTAATAGTAAGGAATAAATAGCGTGATCGATCTAGGTGGGAAGATTAAACGAATAGACGGTATATATCACTACTGCGAAGCCTGTAGACATATAGAGAAGAACTTTAGATTCTTACCTACTACGGCTACCGTATTTAGTGATTATGTCGTCTTTTTTAGGTATAATCGGCTAAAACCTTGCGACTCCTACCTCTATAAAGTTGACATAAACTAAAGATTAGGCTTTACAAATAAGCGTTAACGTGATAGTATAGAGCTAGGTTAAGAAAAACAAAAATAACCTAAAACAAATAACATTAACAATTTAGCTAGAGAACCTCTCGACCGTAAGTTAACTCCCTAGTAAGGAGCGAAGCTAAATACCGGCTACTACCGGAGCGTAAGCGGACGAAAAAACTAATAAAACCGTCGAGAAGTTTTCTAGCTAAATAAGATAAAGGAGACCAGTCCAATGTCAAAAGAACAACAAACTAACGAAAAAGCCGAGGGAATAGTAAAAAACTTCCTAAGCGGTAAGATATATCACAAAATAAGTGTAATCTTCCTTACAGTCCGAGATCTAATAACGATCTTCGTACCGTTCGGAGTAGCGACTTATATCCTACATACGCAAGTCGACCGGCTCGTATTAGGACTAGGAGTAGCGATCGGATTATTCGGATTCGTTACTACGGTTAAACTAGCGTACGGCTACGAGAACCGAACTAAGAAGCGTCGGTAGTGATATAATAAACGGACTTATGGATAATAAGATGAAGTACGTAATTTACCTACTTATCGGAATCGGAATAGTTACGGCTATCGCTCCCTTAGTAGATTTTGAAAAAGTTAAATCGTTCGAGACAGCTCCTATAGCTTCTACCGAGATAAAGGCGGAAGAAGTAAAAGAGCCGGTTAAAGACGCTAAAAATACGGAGGAGGTCTTAGAGACGCCAACTCCGGAAGAACCGATAGACGTAGTAAAAAGTAATCCTAAAGGCTGTAATCGCTCTACCGAGTGGATACTACCCGACGGATCTTGTAATCCTATGGCCGTAGGAGCGTCTTCTAGCTCGTCTAGTAGTAATTCCGCTCCGATAGTCGGCTCGGGATCTTGCGAAGCGTCTATACGCCGCATATTTCCGGCTAGCCAACATTCGACGGCGATCCGAGTAATGCTACAGGAATCGAGCGGTAATCCGGCAAACCATAACTATAATCCGGATACTAAAGATAATAGCTACGGTTGCTTCCAAGTTAACCTATGGGGATCTAACGCTCGTACTAGACCTCCGGCTAGCGAGCTAGTTAAAGCGGACGTTAACGTCGCCTACGCTTATAACCTATGGAAGTCTACCGGTTGGTGTAGCTCCGGCGGTTGGCTAAATACTAGTATAAAGCTCGGTATCTGTTAGAATAAAAAGTGAGACTTGGTTACTAACGTAACTAGCTCTAGTTAGAGCAATAGTTTAGGGAAGAAGAAAAGGAGAGGATCTGCGAGACCTCTCCTTTTCGTTTTGTTAGAGCGTTTTTGTTTAGACTATATCGTAGGCTCTAACTAGAGGGGGTGGGCACCGCTAGCTAAAGACCTACGAGATAACCTAAAGATTATCTTCTTCGGCCATTGGTCGGACTACTCGATCGAGGTATAACTCCCAAGCGTAATCCGAGTCCGTAGTCGGTACTTCGGCTACCGGAGTAACCGTAACCTCGAGAGCTATATCTTGCATTCCGGATATAACCCTCGCTACGTTTTCCTGCCGTCTACGTTGTCTTCTAGTAGGATCGGTCGGGAACTCCATATTTAACCCTGTAAGAACTTCGGAGCTATACCGTTAGAGCTAGTATTAGCCGATACGTGTCGGTAACGATCGATTAACTTAATAACCGCCGTAATACCGGCTAGAACGACTACCGAAAGGTTAATCGTTAGACCGCCGACGATTACGTTTATATTCTGTAGCTCTCCGCTAGTTAGTAGAGCCGTTAAAGCGGTTACTACGAGTCCGAGAAGTCCGAACCATATAAAGCGACCGGTACTCTTAGCGAGTTCGATTAAAGCTTCTTTATCCATAATATATATTCTCCTTATTTATTAGGCTTAAAATTACTAAATAAACTACTAAAGAAGTCGACGATATACTTAACGATCTTCTCTAGAGCGGTTAAACGAGCTTCTACGTCTCCGTTTCCAGGCTCTACCGGATCTACGTCGATCGGTGGCTCTGGTACTGGCTCTCGAGGTACGTCCTTAAGTTCGATAAGCGAGTCGATCGGTAATCCCCAATCCTTTTTATTCGTAGAAGCCCACTTCGAACGGAGGTACATTCGGTTATTCTTTAGCGTTTTCTTCTCTACGAAGTCGACTTCCGTACCTTTAGGAATCGGATCTCCGACTTCTACGTTAGCGGTTAGGTCGAAGACTCGTAATTCTCCGGCGGTTACTAGCTTACGAGGAGGAGACATAGCCTCCCATTTAGGCTCTACGGTAGGCGGTAGAGTAATAACCGGCTTATAATCCTCTACGTCGACGACGTTAAAGCCGTTCGTAGCTCGTATAGCTCCGTTATTGTAAGAATACGCCGTTAGTAGGTATTTACCGCCTAGAGCGTTCGTAGCCTCGGCTACTACGTCGATAACTTCGCCTTTCTGGTACGTCTTAATAGCCTTAGCCTTAGACCAGTCGCTAAAGTTAAAATCCCATAGAGAAGCGGTACGGATTAAACGGATTCGCTTCGGAGTTATTTTCTTATAAGTAATAGCGGTATTAACCGGAGGCTTAGGAGCGGTCGATCCGTTACCGTTAAGCCACGCCGTAACCTGATCCCACTCTTTACGAGCGTATCCTTTATCTTTTAGATTAGCCGGACAAAGCGTAAACTTATCGCTAACGTCTTTATGATAAGTAAGCGAAGTATTAGGATAGGCTTTTCGGAGACTACGTAGGAGCTTCTCTAGATTCTGTAGCGTCGGTAGATCGTAATAACCTCTCCAATCGCCTCTAACTTCGATCGTAATAGATTCGTTATTAGAGTACCAGTTACCGTTAGTCCAAGCGGTATTATTAGTATCTACGTACTGCTCGATATGTCCGTTACCTACCCAAAAGTGAGAGCTACCGTTACGGTTAGGATCTGCCCAGAGATAGCGGAGAGTCTGTTCGTATCCGGCGGAGTGGTGTACCGTAATATGTTTAATCGGCTTAATTCTACCGTTCGAGTAGTTCGATCCGTTAGCTGGATAAAATGGTATTCCTGCGATTCTCATATTCTTGGTCTCCTATTAACTTAGTTTTATTATAGCACTATTCGCCAGGATTAGATCGCTCCGGAGATCCTAAGACCGGTACGACTACTTCGAACTCGGTAGAGCAGAAGCGAGAAGTTTTCTTATTATTAAACTCGACGAAGAAGTCGAACTCTTGACAAAACTGATATTTACCGACTTCGTTCGGACGTTGATCGGGTTTAATCGTAAGAGGTTGGCAAGCCGTACGAGTCCGCTCGTAGGTTATATTATCCGGTAGTCTACGTTCGTATACGGCGAATCCGTTATCGGCTAGGTAAAACGTCCGGACGTTATTAACGGCGGTAATTCTAGCTCGAGGATAACGACAGAAAGCGACCGAGAGATCGTCGTCCTGCTCTACCTTTAATTCGGCTACGGCGGATCGTACGTTTAAGAAGTAATCGCCGTCGAATACTCCGTAATAAATAGCTCGTAACGGATATAAGAATATAAGACCGGCTACGGTTAGAGCTATAAATACTCCGGTAAAGCCGACGAGGAATCGGTTAAAATAGCTCGCCTTTATAAACTTTAATAATCTATATGTCATACTACTATTTTAGCACCCTTGTAAATTAAAAGCTGTTAAGTAACTCATACTATTTAAGTCGCTTCTCGAGAATCTTCTCTATAATCGCTCCGCCTCTAGCACCGTAACCGGTAGCTAAGATAGAGACGGCGATTACCCAAGAGACCTCTTTATCGAAAGCGAAGCTAACGAGAATA